AGAATGTCCTGTTGCTCCACTACATGACCTTGACCACGCAAACGCTCTACGGCCCACATGGAAAAATAAGGTGGTGGGTGCTGTGTCATTCTTCCTGTTCCTTTGGCTTAAAATCGTCGCACGCCGGATCATCGCTACTTTGCGAATGAAAATGTCGATTGCAGAAATCAGGCACTTTCAACCCTTGCAGAAGGTATCCTTTTCGGAAATGCTGACAGTTTAAGCAGTGTTCGTGTCCATCGCTCATATCATGGATGCTTTCTCACAAATACCGCACCGCTCAGCAGGCACGCACGGTTCGTTCCCGACAAATCTAATATGATCGTCTGGTGGGTAATGGTTCACCATCAGCCGATGCGCTTTGATTACCGCAGCCTCTAAATCCTCATTTCTTTTCGACCTTTCTCAGTGGTGGCAGGCCCGCAGGCCCAAAAATCCGATACCCATGCGCCGGGCTAAATCCCAGCTTTTCCGCCGCTTCTTTGCGTGTCAGCGACGGGTCCATCCATATCGCCCGCGCCGCCTCTATGGCGTTCCCGGTCAATTTCGCGGGCTTGCCATAAGGCTTACCGCTCTCTGCACGCGCCTTTCTGGCCTTCCTCAGCGATGCTGCGCGGGTGAACGTCTCAGCCTCACCGGCAAAATCCAGCACGGCCAACGCCTCGGGGTTCCACGGAATAGCCTTATCCGCCGCAGCATTGAACACCGATGCTTGGCGGGCACCCACGGCCTGCATAACCTCAAGCACCTGGCCGCGAGAGCCGCCAAGGATGGCGGGTATTGCCACGGCCAACTGATCGTCCTCGCCTTTGCGTAGCGCCCGGATAGCCAGCGCAAGCTCTGGCCAAGGTTCGCCGGGGGTAGCGCGTTTCCGCTTCGAGTTTAGGTCAATATAGACCGGATCATCGTCAGCCACGCGGTCAAGCCCCAGCGCGATTTTCTGCGCTTTGATGCTTGGCAGGCCGGGGGCTTCTCTCAAGTAAAACAATTTCACTGTATCGCCTATTCTATTCTGTTGACACACTGACACAGAATGAGATATAAGGCAAGTGCAATCAACCGGAGCAACACAAATGACCCGCTACAGCATCGAAAACACCGTTTCAGGCCAAACATTGGGCTACTATGACGCAGACAGCGAGCAAGGCGCGCTGGATGCCATGGCAGCGGATGCGGGCTATAAGTCCTACGCCGAGGCTTGTGAGGTCTCGCCGGTCTCTGACGGCGAAATCGTGGTCGTCCAGCACGCCTAGTTCACCTAACCCCCGGAGGTGCCCGCATGGGCTATAACATCACAGTCGGCAATGCCGTTCCCAAGCACAGCAAAAAGTATTTTCCACACCTTTATGCGTCGTGGGAAGTTGAGGGCACAGCTTTGGACGACGCTCCGACGTTCCCCGGCGATGAAATGACAGGGAACGGAAACGAGCGTAGCCCGTCATATTCCGTGTGGGCAGACTTCGCGCGGGTCACTGGCCTGTACGATTTTTTTTATGATGAGCGCGGACATCTCCACGCCGGGCATCCTGGATGCATCGGCATCTCCAAAGAGGACGCCGATCTCGTGACAGTGGCCCTTGCTCGCTATCGCGCGAAATCTACCCTTCCGCCTGGCTTTGAGAAAGACTGGAAATATCAAGGGCCACCAAATTATGACGGCCACCTCGCTCGGCTGATCTGGCTTGAGTGGTGGATGCGCTGGGCCATTGAGAACTGCAAAACCCCTGCAATCCAAAATACTTAACCGAGTCCACCAATCCCCCGAAAGGCACCCCATTGGCCGAAAATAGTAAAATTGAGTGGACGGATCACACGTGGAATCCGTGGATCGGCTGTACCAAAGTCGGTTCACCGTGCGATCATTGCTATGCCGAAAACCTTATGGACACGCGCTACGGCAGGGTAAGATGGGGCGCGGGCGAGGCGCGGGTTCGCACATCCGCGAGCACCTGGGCGCAGCTCCGTAAATGGGATCGCGCAGCCGACGCAGCCGGAAAAAAAGCGTTTGTGTTTTCATTGAGCCTTGGCGACATTTGGGACAAAGAGGTTGATCCAGCGTTGAGGCGCGATGCGTTTGACGTCGCCCGTCAATGCTGCAACCTCGTAATGCTCTATTTGTCCAAGCGCATAGGCAACGCCGTAGATATGGCGCGGGAGGCGGGCGGATTGCCGCCAAATTCCGTGCTCGGCTCGACTTTTGGCGATCAACGCGATTATGACCGCGACCGCATGAAACTGAAAGCTGCCGCCGCAGAACTTGGTGCGCTTTTCACTTTCGGCAGCTTTGAACCGCTGCTCGGCCCGGTGATCCTAGATAAGAACGCACCGGATTGGATCATCGTTGGCGGAGAGAGTGGCGGTCACGCCAGGCCGATGAATCTTGATTGGGCGCGGTCATTGCGACGGCAGTCGGCTGATCTTGGCCGCGTGTTCAATTTCAAGCAGGTTGGTGGACGGGGATCAGATAAGGGTGGCCATGAGTTGGATGGCCGCACCTACTTTGATCGCCCGCTTGTCGCCTGAGTCCAACAACCCCCGATTTTACCCAAGGAGCACACCATGCGAGCATTTTGCTATCGGTCCGGCGAGATCGAGTTCGGCACCAAAATCCCTGGCGGCGCGATGCCTCTGGGGGTAAGTCGCAGATCCACGAAGCTGCGCGAGATCGTCGGCGTGCTGGCGCGGCGCGCGTATGATGGTCAGACATTGCTCGTGCCTGGTGTGCCCGAGGCGGACGATGACGACATGGCTCTCGACGCGGTGCGCTACATGCGCGAGTGCATCACGATGCGTCTTAAAGGCCAACGCGGCTGGCCGGCGTCGCCGCGTCGGCAGCCCGATTTTGCCGCAGCGAGCGCGTCACCCTAACCCCCGAAAGGCCCAGCTAATGGCTTCTAAAGCCCAGCCCGCCAAATACGATTGCTATAACAACGCACTACCTGATGAGCCGATGTTCGTTCTGTTGGCCCGCGATCCGGCCGCACCGTTTTTGGTGGAGCAATGGGCAATAAGGCGGCACAACGCCATCGCGAACGGCGAGCGCCATTTTTGAGGAACACAATTATGAACGCTGACAAAATTTCTCTGCACGTCAATTGCCGCCAACTTTGAGGCTTTCCGCCGCATGTATGGATGGGATGACCGCGTGGTTTATGTGATCGGCGGCATGTCCGCTCAGGCGGGCAGCGATGATGGCGAGATCATTATCGGCCGCGCCAAAGTGCTGCGGGTGATCGGCTAATGACAGCCGCCGAGCTCCAAGCCGCACGATCCGCCCTGGGTTTTACCCAGGGCGCACTTGCCTCCGCCCTCGGCGTCGGGCGCCGCACGGTGCAGCACTGGGAGGCCGACGAGCGCGCTATCCCTGAGACCGTCGCCAAGGTGCTGCGCGCCGCCCAGGTAGATCGCACGATCATCGACCGGATTTCCGCCGCTTAATCTAATTTACCAAATTGCTTGGCCTATTCCACCGAGATTTTGGCGGGGTTAAGCTACATGTGAGTGCAAAAACACCTGTGCGTACTGTTTTAATTTTACCTAAGCTGTTGATTTTAATGGTCGGAGTGAGAGGATTTGAACCTCCGGCCCCTGCGTTCCGAACACGGATTGCCACGGGTTATCGGGGCCGAAAGCCCTGGTTTTCGTAAGCCGCAACTTGTGTAATACACGGAACATACAGCGAATATCCCCAGAAAACGGTTCAAACGGCCAAGTGATCACTGTGTTTTTACCTTTCTAACGCCCGGGAAGCGTGCCTAAGATATTGTGGAGAAAACCGGCTGTAAACGCGCTCGGTGATCCTCGAATCGGTATGGCCTAAATATTGGGCGATCTCGGGGATGGGGGTGCCTGCTTCGGCCATCCATACGGCGGCCGTGTGGCGCAGCACGTGGGGCGTGCAGTCTGGCAGCCCCGCCGCGATAGCGGCCGCCATAAAGGCTTTATGGATTCGGCTAATATTGCGCCCGGCATACTCGATCACATAATCGCTGGTGCGGGCCTTGGCGGCGGCCGTTAGCTCAGCCTTGGCGCGGTCTGTCATGGGGACGGTGGCGCGGCCTTTGCGGCGTTTTTCACCCTTGCCGAGGCGAATGATGCCGCGCTCAAAATCTATCCTGTCCCACGTCAATTCCAAAATTGCGGTCATTCGGCCGGCGGTGGCGAGTGCCAGGATGATAAATAATCGCACATGCGGTGTGGTGGCGGCGGCTACCAGGCGGTCATATTCGGCGTGAGTAAGGTAGCGCTCTTGCGGCGGGGGTTTTGGTGGGAGCACGATCTCGGCCGGAGTGTTTTTATCAGCAAAACGTAAGGCCGCGCGTAAAAAGGTCAGCTCAGTATGGATGGTGCCATCTGACACGCCGGCGGCGCGGCGTTTTTTGGTGTAGGCTTGGCAGGCCGTGCGGTTGACCTGTGCCGGCACCATCTCGCCAAAAGACGAGTTGAGCTGCGCCCAGGCCCAAACCGCCCTTGTTGTGCCCTTGGCGCCCAGGTAGGCGGCATAAACTTGGCTTACGGTATTGCCGGCCGGCACGGCCAGGCGCAATGCCTCTAATGTGCGTTGGGCACTAGCACGATCAGCGGTGCGGAGTGAGCGCCGTTTGGTTTGGCCGTCTTCGCGCCACACGGCGCTCCACTGGCCCCGGTAGAGTTTGAGTCTGTACTCCATCCCCTCGCCTCATAAGCATCAACCGCGGCCTGGGGGATGCGATACAGGCATTTGCCCACTTTAAAATGCCCCAGGCGGCCATTTTTGCACAATGCCCGCACTTGGTCAGCCGAGCAATCCCAGCGCATGGCAAGGGTCTCGGGGGTAAAAGGTTTGGCAGCAAGCTCAGGCATTGGCAATCTCAAGCAACGTGTCGGCATGGCAAGGTGATCCGAGCGCACACCAGCAAGCAAGGTTTTTGCCCCGCAGCGCGGGGAGGTGGACGCGCGCGGCTTGCAGGTGGCGTTGTTGCGATTCGATTGTCGCTTTGGCGGTGAGGGCTATAAAACCGCCCATCAAATCGCGATGGAGTTGGACACAATATGCTTGGTTTCCATCCCTGCCGACCGCGAATGGATTGCCAAGCGGCGTTGTGCGGTCCACCTTGACGGTGTTTTCTGGCATCCGCCAGCCTTTGGCGCGGCGGAGCTGGATGCGGGTGGGGCGGTTAGTCATTTTTTACACTCCACGCCCATCCTGGCAAGGCTTCCAATGCCGTGATCTTTTCGGCTGATAGGCAGCCTTTCTTATATTCATCGAATTAACAAAGATGCGGCGCGGTTTGCGCCAGCGCAACGGGGTTTCCAGCGCGTGGCTGATCAACCGCACGTCACCGGTCCAGCGGCGGTTGCCGGCGGCATCGCGTTTTGCCAAGCCCTCATAGGGCTGCCCGCCGGCGGAAAACCGGCCTGCCACGTTTTCCGCATAGCAGTGGCGGCAACCCTCCGAGACGCGCGAGCAGCCACGGATGGGGTTCCATGTCGCGTCTGTCCATTCGATGGCTGATTTATCCGACATGTGGCTCCGATCGAAAAGTTGTAAATGCCCGCCTGCGCAGGCATTATTTGGGTGTTATGGTTGGGTGGTAAGCGTGCCCTCAAAATCGCCGTGGGGTTTACCGCGAGGGTGGGCGTAAAGAGGGGCGATCTCGCGCAAATCCGCGCTGGTGGCGCGCATGGCGGGGAGAAAATGGGATTCCCCGGGCAGAATTTTTATGGCCTCGTCCAGCGCGTCGGCGCATAGCAAAATGTGGTCTGAGGTGCAGCGCGGGTTTGCCAGCATGGCGTTAAGCATGATCTGGATGCCCCATGGCATGTTTAGGGCGGGAAGGGTGTGGGTTTTCATAAGCCCCCCATCTCCCGCAAAATTGTTTCGGTGGGGGCGAAGCGGTAAGTGGGGAGGACGTGTTTGGCGCTGTGTTTGGCGATGAGGTCGGCGATCTCCTTGGCTGGCACCTCATCATTCACACCCGGCGTGCCGAACTGGTCAGCCAGGTGCAACAAAGTGGGTTTGCGCAAGCCGGTCAAATCGTCGCGTTGAATCGTCAACCCCTCGTCCTGTTCGTGCCCTGTTAATGCCGCGGTTTTGGCAATATCGATCGCCACGGGCAAATCCCCTAGTTCAGCGCTGAAACCGGCCGGGGTGCTCACCTCGCGCGCCACCAAATGTGCAAAGAGGGATTCAAGGTCAGCTTTGCGCAATTCTTTAACGAAAAACCACACATTTAACTCTTGCGAATGGCCTGCGTCTGGGGTCAGAAATTTTTTAATTTTGGTGGTGACCTGATCGATGCGGCCCTGCAGCTCCGCATCCGGTGCAACGCGGTCCTCCAGCATCATGCTCCATGTACCGCTTTTGATCTGCACAACGCGGTTTTTGGCAAGCAACAAGGCATAGGTAGCGAGCTGGGTGGCCAGCAGCGGGGTGGCGGCAACCATACCACGCAAAGCCTGTGTCTTGCGTGCATGAGCGCGGTAAATATGGGACTTGCTTATTGGGGATTTGGCGGACGGCTCTTCGGGCTCATTGGCCGGCTGCAGGCTGGTATTTGGCGTGGAAAATTCACGCTCTGCTTGCGGCAAGGTGGTTAATGGTCCCGAACGCTCAACAAGATGTGTCTCTAACGCAACAGAACCATCATTATTAATGGTTATTATAGCTCCCTTTGGAATGTCTTGTGAGGATAGGTCAGCACGGTAATTTGAAATGTCCAAACATGCTGCTGGGGTACTAATTTTTACCCATGCCCATTTCTGGCCAATTTCGGCGGCCATTGCCTCGGCAGCGGCGGTTTGGTGGGTAAAAAATTCAGACCGGCTTTCAAAAAACTCCTGGCTTTCGTCCAGAAATGTTACCAGGCCACTGGCGGCTACGTCGAATATTGCGCGGCTGGTGGGGATGAATTGGTGCTGGATTTCCCATCGCAACACGTCAATAGGGATATTGTCGTAATCATCGCCAAGACGCTGCAAAACATCGTCCTGCGCATCAAATGTCAAGGTGGTAAGCAGCCTGGCGGCTTCCACGGTGATGGCTTTTTTGGACAGCAATTGCTTGGCGTGTGGTGATAGTTTTGTGGCGATGGCGAGGTAATGGTGGATGTTGCGTGGCACCATGCCGAGGCGCCCTGCCATGGCCTTAACAGTCCACGTCTTAGGGGATTCCTGGTGCAAGGCGAGCAACCCCTCCGCCAGCTCCAGCGGCGGCGGTTTTTGCTGGTGCAGGTTTTCGGTAAGGTTGAGCACGCGGACTTCGGCGTTCGAAATATCGCGCACCTGGCAGGGTACGAGATGGGTTTCATCCATTTGCCCGGCCGCCAGCAATATTTGCATGGCGCGCAAGCGGCGCTCACCCGCGATCACCTCATAGGTGCCATCCTGGCTGGGGCGGACCAGCAGGTTTTGCAGGGGGCCGTTGGTGGTGGCGATGCTGCTGGCCAGCTCCTGCAGCGCATCCTCATCAAAGGTTTTGCGGTGGTTGAGCGGGCAGCGGGTGAGCTGGTTGAGGGGGATGTCTTGCACCGCCGTGCTGGCGGGCGGCAATAAAGCTGCGGTGGGTTCGCCGCGTAACGCCTCACGCACAAGGGTGCGATGTATGCTAAACTGTGTGGCGATCTCGGCTTGCGTAATCGCAGGATTGGCGCGCTTTGCCTCCGCGATTTGGGCGCGCAAATCGGGCGTTAATTTCGGAATAGGGGCCATTTTTGGTTGTGCCTTTGGGGTTTGGTTGCAGGGCGGCGCGGCAAAACGCCGGGCTATCAGCCCGGTGTGCCTTCGATGAGCGTAACGTTCGGCGCGTTGGTATCTATTTTGGACATGATGTCCGTGCAGATTTGCGCCATCACGTCCTCCAGCCGAAGCAGTTTGAATCCGAGGGTGAGCTTGCCGCTGTTAAGCCGAAACCGAAACCGGGCCGGGATTTGAAATATATGGGTACCGTGGATCGGCGCGATGAGTAGCAAAAACTCGGATGGTATGGCGATCTGGCTGAACCCAACTTTCGCATCGGTCGTTTCGATGTGCTGAAACTGCACTTCGCCGGTTGCAAGCGACATGTTGGATTTGAAATCCAGCCCGCGGGTAATCTGTAATTTGGAGACTATCTCCAGCATTTCAGCGCCCGCCGGCATCTGGATGTCTTGCAGGTTCTCCTCGACATGCTCGGCGAACGCATCCTGGCTGAGCATTTTGCCGTTGATTTCACTCCACTTTTTCCATTCCGGCGTGGGCCGGAATTCCAGAACGATGCGAAAATCCCGCCAGCCTGCGCCGCCGGTACCGTGGTCATTCAGCACCGCGGTGATCACGGGTAATGTGGGGTTGACATCCGCATAGATGACCACGTTGCCGGCATCAAGATTTTTGGAAATGGCGAGGTTAAAAGCATCAACCGTAAAAACTTTGATTATGCCTTTTTTGCGGGCGGGCACGGCGGCGTAGGGTGCCAAATCTTTCAGGTCTGGACAGCGGGTTGGCGAACCGGGCGTGAAAAGAAACTCTGCGCCGGCGTGCGATATGGGATGTGCGCAAACAGCATCCTGAGCGAGTTGGATGATGGGATTTAGGTCAATGGATTCGGTCATGTGTTGGCTCCTGAAAAGTGGTGCGTACCGGCTTTAAGCCGGGATTACGGGGCTGGGATTAAGCATCTAGCACTTCGCGCACGGTGCGCGTGGGCAGTTCCCGGAATTCCATTTTGTGCTGGCGCGGATCTTCACGCATAAAATTGTTTTCCGGGCTGACAAAGAAAATGCTGCTTTCGCGCTCTTCCTTTGGAAGTTTGGTCTTCACATCATCCACCACCATAATGGTGGATTTGCCGGTACTGGATTTTTTCACCTGCACGGTGAGTGTGAGTGTGGAGGTTTTGCCATGCTCGGCGGTGGCGGCAACACATTCCTGCAGCGCATCAGAAAGCTCATCATGCAAGCGGCCGTTGCGTTGCTCGCGCAGGAATTCGAGGAAGGGGCGGGCGTTGGGCATTATTGGTTACATCCTTTGTCGGTTTCGCAGGGTTTGGCGACGGTGGTGAATAATTTTATGGTTGATTCCAGGATGCCTGGCGGGCGGTGTATTCGGCAGTATGCAAGCGGGTTATGGCATTTAAGTAATCTGTGTTGGCTTGCAGCCATTGTTGCTCGGCATGGGCACGCAAAAGACTGGCGGCGGCAAGTTCATTGCGGGCTGCAATAGCTTCTTCCAGCGCGCTCAATACGGCCTGGTCAAGCGCGGATATAGCGGTGGTTTCCCGCATTAGCTTACCATTTCCGCGTTTTGGGTTTGTTGTTTCAACTCGCTGATGCGCGCATCTAACTCGGCGATGTATTGAGTCAGGGTGAGAACGGCGTTCGCATTGCTGCGGCCGAGCGCGATTTTGAGGTTCGTGGCAGCGCGGTCGCGCGCGAATTCAAACCCCAAAATAACGCCTGCTTTTAAGCCGCGCTCATAGGTTCCAGAAAAACGAAACAGCGGGTCGCGGCTCATGTGTTTTGCTGGCAAGAGGCGGCTTGGGCGGCGTTTAGCTCGCGCATTTTCTCGTCACACCAGGCCGTAAGTTGTAACAAAACATCCTTATCAGCAAGGGGGAAGGGTTCGTGCTCGCGTAGATCCTGCACATAAGCGCGTGTCATCGCGATTCCTGAAATTATGCCGCTGCGGAGCAAAAGTTTAATCTCGGCGTTGCTCATCGGGTGCCGCGGCGCATCGGTAAGCGGCGGCAGAAGCGGCCGGCCTTTGCGGGCGGAAAGCTGCATCAGGCCGCGCCCTTTGGGTTATATGACGTGGTGTTGCGGGCGCTGCGCCAAAATGTTGGTGGGGGCGTGATGATATGGTCTGGGCTAAAAACCTCGCTGTGCAGTACGGTGATGCGCTCTCCACAATCCAGCGCCACCACATAGCTCATCAGCTTGCCGCGCAAGGTGTGGCGCGCGATGATGTGCCCCAAACCAAGCGGGTTGCCGGCGCTGCTCACCACCATGGCCCGCAGCGGGGCGATGGCCTCAGAAAATGTAAACGGGGCGCGAACGGCGTTCGCGGTGCATGTCTCGCTCATGGCGCGGCCTCATTGGGCAGCGGCTGGGCGCGTTTTCGCGAGGGTAAAGAGGGCATCAGCTCAACTCCACCAGGCCGTCGAGCAGCGTTTCGAGGTGTTTTTCGGCGGTGTTTTTCTCCAGCACCGCTATCTCAATGGTGGTGTAGTCAGCCCTTTTTACGGCCTGTTTGGCGGCTTTGAGCTTGAGATGGGCGGTACGGATGGCCGAGAGCGAGATGGGTTGGAACTGAAAGGGGTCGGTCATGCGCTTGCTCCTTCTGCCGCCGCAGCACTTTTGCGTAGCCGGTCCACAACAATCTGCGCTTCCCGCTCAGTTTTCTTGGCGGTGAGAAACATTAATTTGCCTTTTGGGCCTATAACGCGGACCTGGTACGGGTATTTCAGGCCCGGTTTGTGCTGGATAATCGCCTGGCTCATTAGCCACCTGCCAGCACAAAAAGCGCCAGCGCCGCGCCGCAGCCAAGGATAAACGCCGCCTCGGCCCATTCAAAGGCGCTACGCAGGCGGGTAATATAATAAGTTTGGGTTGCCATGTCGTCATCCATTCCTGTTACTGGATGGACGATTAGCAATGCTAACCTAGTTTAGTCAACATAAAAATTAGTTTTGCTAATTTTTTTTATTTTGCTGGTTTGGCGAGGCCTTGCAGCATTGCTAATAATGCCTCGTGGTCCTTGGTGGGGATCGCCCGGATAAGTTTAAGGGCTTCCTTCTCCGTGGTGGTTTGGGCTTTGATTTGCTCTTCGGGGTCTTCACCTGTCATCAACCATTCAAGTTTCACGTCAAACTCCATTGCAATCCGTTCTAATATCCGGACTCTTGGCAGGTGACGGGCAGTTTCGTATTGGCCAATCGCTCCGGGCGTAACACCTACCTTACGCCCAATTTCTAGTTGTGTGTATCCTTTTTGTTCGCGCAGAGATTTTATTCTTAAGCCGATTAGTTTGGCTCGGTTAAGGTCGCTCGGTTTGAGTGGTTTGCGTTGTGTCATAGCGGTTTTATCTCACATATGGCCCGCTTGCACTTGATTAGTCTTAAATTGCATAAAAATTTGACTTGCATAAATTTAATTAGCAATGCTAATTGCAGATCTATGCGCGATGAAATCCTGGAAAGAGCTTTTGAAAAACGTGGTGCCGTCACCGCCGTGGCACGGGGATGCGGTATTTCTACCGCCGCTGTTTCCCGGTGGCGGCGCGTTCCAAAATCTCGTTTGGATGAGGTGTCTCGTATCCTCAACATACCCGTGTCCGAATTGAGTCCGGATATTGGGGATATGCCCGATAGTGTGGCGGCATGATCATGAGCCTGACCATGTCACCACCAATGCCTTATGTCATACGGATTGAGTCCGGTGCGCTAGTTGCAGGCGCCGAGTGCAGCCATTTGCGCAACAAAGATGGCGACATCCGCCGCTGCCTGCTGGGGGGCGCCGTTGCGGTGGTTGGCGTCAAACCTGACCATGGCGGGCGGGCAGCATGACGCTAAATGTTTGGATGACCGATACGCCCGAACAACATGCGCGCCGTAATGGTATGCCCCCTGAGCGCCCAGCGCCTTCCGGCCCGATGAAGTTGGGGTCGTATAAGGGTGTGACGATCATCATCATTGTTGTTTTTGTGCCATACGCTTTTTTGCTTATCATCGGCTTTGCGAGTTTGACCCGGTGAGCGCAGCACTTGCCCCCATGCAGTATGCGGCATTGCGGACAGCGGTGCGGCATTTGGTCCAGGAGTTGGGCGGGATTGATGCGGCTTCCACGGTCTGCCGGGTGGGCCGTAGCCAGATATCGGATTATCAGACCCCGCACGGTGATAAATTTATGCCGCTGGATGTGGTGATGCAGTTGGAAGCCAGCCTTGGCCAGCCGGTGGTGACCACCGCACTGGCGCTCGCCGCCGGCTGCACGCTGCTGCCGCTCAACCCGTTGGCGGAGCGCAGCGCATTGGCGGCGTTGCTGGCCCGGATCGGCAAGGATACGGGAGAGTTGTTCGGCACCGCGGCGCAAGCGCTCGGCCATGCTAAGCCGACGCCGGCGGAACGCACCATGCTGCTGGCCGAGCTTTCTGATTTGCACCTGGCGGTCGGCCAGACGATCAGCTTTTTGCAAAATGATGGTGCGGCATGATGTTGATTTTAGGGCCTAATGGAGATGCGGTTCCGGCGTGTTTTAGATGGGGGCACGCCGTGGAGGGGGCCGGGGGCGGACGAGGCCAGACTGAGACATGGCCGCCCCCGCAACCCATGCCAGACGCCGAGCCGGTAGAATTATGCACGCTCTGTGGTGAGGTTGTGGATTCGGATTGCAGCCTATGCCGGGATATTCCGCGCCCTTTGCAGGAGTCGGTCATATGAGACAGCGTCTGCAACCCCTCCCGCCTCGCGGGAATGTGTGTGCTGATTGGAGTGCTGCGCGCGCCAATACGCTGCTGGCTTTGAAGGCTGAGGGCGTGGAATGGCGGGAGATTTTGGCGGCGGTTAATGAGCTGCCAGGTAACCCGGTGCGCACGATCGAGGCGGTGTATCAAAAATACACCAGATTGTGCCGCAAAAATGGTCTTAAAAAAGAGCCGCTTAAAAAATGGACTGTAGCACGGGTTGAAAAGCTGCTGGCTTTGAAAACGGCTAAGGTGACGTATGGTAATATGTTACCATTGCTCAACGCGTTGCCGGGTTTACCCATCAGCACCGCTGAGTCCGTAAAACATAAATTTTTGGAATTACATCACGGCTTTGAGGCAAAGCGCGCGATGTTTCCTCATCCGCGGATGACATCTGCGGATACCGTGCCAGGGGATGGCGCGGGTGTTTCCTCCCTCAACTCGCCGCCGGTGCATCGCTCGCCGGCGGCAGCTTTTTCAGGCTTAGGATATGTTGAGGTGCCTTATGAGGTGGTCAAGCAATATGCCGTGAGGGAGCGTTTGTGCGGGCGTAAAAATGCGCCGAACCTGCATGTGATCAACCAGTATCGCCAGGCCCGTGGCCAAGCCCCGCTGATGATTGCGGGGGCGCTATGATCGATTGGACGAATAAGCGGATCGCGCAGCTTTCCAAGCTGTGGGGCGATGGCTTATCAATTTTGGAGATGAGCAAGCGCATGAATATTTCCAAAAACGCTGTGGTTGGCAAGGTGCATCGTCTAAATTTACCGCCGCGCCCATCGCCTATAAAGCGTGGCGATGGGGCCGCACCCAAAGGGCAAAATCTTGAAAAACGCAGAAAATCGACCAGCCCCGCCCAGCCGGTAAACAAGGCTCTGCTCGCCGTGATGTGTGAGGCTGATTTGCCGAATGTTGTGCAAATGGTGCGCAAAGTTGGTGACAAACCATGCGCCTGGCCGATGGGTGATCCACGCTTGCCAGGTTTTCATTTCTGCAACGATCTGGCTCTTGATGGTAAGCCTTATTGCCAAGCGCATGGGCAAATTGCCTTTGTGCGCCCTGGCAACAATCGCAAGGATGCTGCATGACAACGCAGGGAAGCCCTGAACAAATAAACACTGCGCAACGTCTCGCGGGCCAGGCGTGAACGATTTGTCGACACACGATTCCTTGCTCATCAGCACCAGGCTGCCGCCGGCGAATATCCAGGCTGAGCAAGCGCTGCTGGGGGCAATTTTGGCGAATAACAAGGCGTTTGACCGGGTGGCAGAATTTCTGCGCGCCGAGCATTTCGCGGACGCGGCGCATGGGTTGATTTACGCGGCCATCGCGCGGCGCAACCAGGCCAATATGGTGGCGGACCCGGTGACCTTGCGGGCGGAATTTGAGCATTCTGGCGTGCTGGATGAGGTGGGCGGCACGTTCTATCTGGCGCAGCTTTTGGGCGCGATGGTGGGGATTATCAACGCGGGGGATTACGGCCGCGCGATCCACGATGCATGGATACGCCGCGAGATGATCGATATGTGCTCGGACGCGGTAAACAATGCGTTCTGCCCGCCGCATGGTGCGAGTGGCGCAGATATGTTGGCGATGCTGGATGAGCGGATGACGCGGATCACCGATGGCGCTGGGAATGTGCGCCCGGTGGTGACAGCCGGCGAGGCGGTGCGGATGGCGCGCTCAGCCTCAGCCGCAAATAGCGCGAGGGACGGTATCCTCGCTGGAATCACCACCGGTCTGCTTGAGATGGACCGGATTAGCGCCGGGTTTATGGGTGGTGATGTGTATACCCTCGCCGCCCGGCCCGGGATGGGTAAATCTGGCCTGGCTATGACCATTGCTGCCCGCGCCGCCGCCTCTGGCGTGCCCACCCTGCTATGGTCTGGTGAGATGTATGGGATGCAGCTCGGCACGCGCCTGGCGGCGGGTTATGCTGGCCTGGATGTGCAAAGCGTGTTCCGCGGCAAGGGCTGGAAATTGCCGGATGGCGCGGCGCCATTTGAAAAACCAGTTTTAGAGCCGCTGAGCGATGTGCATTGGAACCGGCTTTATGCGGCGCAGCAGGAGGCTGACCGGTTGCCGCTGGTGTTTGATGACCGGCCGGGCATCACCATCATGCAGCTTCGGGCGCGCTGCCGCCAGCTTAAGCGCAAGGGCAAATTGCAGCTACTGGTGCTGGATTATCTTGGGCTCATGCGCGCCAGCCCAGATACACGGCGGCGTACCCTGTATGAGCAAGTGACCGAGCTGAGCGCGGACATAAAAACGCTGGCAGGCGAGCTGCAAATACCCATTATCCTACTTTCTCAGCTTAGCCGCGCCAATGAGCGGCGCGAAAACAAAATGCCGCAATTAAGTGATTTGCGAGATTCTGGGGCAGTGGAACAGGATTCGTCCTTCGTAGGCTTTATTCACCGGCCAGAATATTATTTGGACATGGAGGGGGAGCCGGCCCAGCAGCCTAAAGAGACGTTGGAATTGTTTGAGGCGCGGCGCTCGCTGTATTTTGCCCAGCTTAACTCCACACGGGGCCTGGCTCTTATCAACGTTGCCAAAAACCGCTTTGGGCCCACTGGCATAAGGCGGCTGCGATTTAACGGGCCAAGCATCTGGTTTCGCGATGAGAGTGAGCCGGATTATTCACCGGCATGGGAGTTTGATATGGTTGGAGCCTCGAAATCAAAAGAAAGACCGGCACATGATTTTTCATAAAGCAAAACCAGAACACCAGGTCGCCTATGATGATATCGTCGCGCTGGTGGGTAAACACGCGGCAAAACTTTCCGCTATCGAGATTTTGGCAATAGCTGCCAATCTGGTTGGCAGACTGTTGGCCATGCAAGACCATAAAATAGTCTCGCCTGAGGTTGCGATGGAAATTGTGATACAAAATTTACAGGCTGGCAACCAGGATATTATCAACTTGCTTTCCAACACGGTCAATGACGCGAGCTCGATGATATGAGCATCTGTGATTGTTGCCAGCGTGAGGTTGCAAAGGTCCGCGGAAGCCCTTGGCATGGCGCCAGCCAAATTTGCTTGGCGTGCTTTTATGTTTGGTACGATTGCGGCCTAACAAACCCGCAAGAGGTCGCGTTAATGGTTTTAGAGTGTGAGCGCACACGTAAATATCCATTTACCATGTCCGATGTGGCGGAATTTGAACGGCAAGCTGCGTCTTGAGGTTTGTGGCTTTGGTGATCAATGGCAAAAATATCTACAAGGGCAGGTCGAACCGGATTTGCCGCATGAAGGGGTAAAATAATGGCACGAAAATGCGCAAGCGCGGCGATATTAGATACCTTGGCGGACCCTCGGGTGCTGATGATGCCGGCGGCGGCCCAACTGCTTTGGGTGCGGCTCATCACCGCGATGCAGCGAAGCCATATTTCGGTTTTGCGGTTTGGTTCCGATATTATGAACCAAAAAAATATAGCTATGTTTATCCAAATTGATGAAACCGAAATCGAAACGCATATGGAAACCTTGCTGGCGAGCGGGTTGCTGGTGCGGGATGCCGATGGGGCAATCGAGTGCCCGATGCTTACAGCCGCCGTCACGCGCTCGGAAATCAACCGGATCAACGGCAAAAAGGGCGGAAGGCCACGTAAAAACGCCGAGCCGCCCGGCCAGACCAACATGCTGTATACGATCAAAGGAGGGGCTATGAAAAACGAAATAACCGAAACTGAAACCGAACAGCAAACCAAAACCGCGCAAATTCCGCTTTCTACTACTTACTTAAGTAATAAAGAAGTAAGTAAGGTAAGTGTTTCGGAGGCTGAATGGCAGGCGGTCGGCAAAGAGGTCCTGGCGATGATCAATTACGATCCAGCCCGGAGTTTTATCCATGCTGGGCCGGTTCGAGGGTGGATCATGGATGGCGCAAGCCGGGAGATGATTTTGGATGTGGTCAGCACCATCATGAGCCGGCCAAAACCGCCGAACATTACCAAATTGACCTATTTTAACCAGGCAATTGCTGAGCGAATCGCGGCGCAACCTCCCAAAAAATCAACCGCTGACAGGGCTTATGATGAGGCGGTGGCCGTGTGGGAGATCACCGGCCGCACCGGGCGCCGGCCGGAGCGGCAAGATTTTGCCGGACGGAATGCGGCATGAGCGCAGGCACGGAGTGGGAACGCATCCGGCAAGCCAATGAGGTGCGGCGCGACCGCATGGCTAAAGAGCGTGACGCTGCGATGTTGGAGATGGCGGCGAACGCCACGCCAGAGACGATACGTCACCGGCAAGTGCGCGTTGTCGATGAGCTGACGGCGCGCGGCAGTATGCCGGCGGAATCGCGACGGGCGGCGCTGGAGATCAACGAGGTTTGGATGCTGATCACCGGCGGGCTGTTTGCCAAGGTGCAGCGCTATGATCGTGCCATACGAGGCGTGTGCCATGATAACTGGCCGCCAGGCTGCATCGCCGCTTATCATGAGCGCTACATCCCGTGGCGGGACTATTTTGGTGCGCTGGCAGTGCATGGTCAGGGTTCGCTGACAGTAGCTGATCTGGTGTTTTTTGTGGCGGTTGATAACCTCGGCGTTCAACAGATTGCCGAGTCGCGCCGGATGTGCAGGAAATCGGTTTTAAATTTGGTACGAACCAGTTTGTATTGGTACGCGGAAAATGGCGGATGGCTTGATGTTTCGGCAGTTGCGTAATCAGGGGCTTGACGGTTCACCCGGTTATCCCATAGATGAGCCCATGTTCGTGAGATGCGCCCGCAGGATGTTTCCAGCGGGCGTTTTTTATGGTGTGTGCGGTGCCCAGTAAGCCGCCCGTTCATCGGCCTGCGGGGTGGAAGCCGCCTGAGGTTCGGCGGCGGGACTATGATCGCGGCCGCGCAAAAGAAAAAAACGCAATCTATGATGGAGCGTGGCGGCGGTGCCGCAAGCTGTTTTTGCAAGCGCATCCGATGTGCTGCGAGCCGGGGTGTGACCAGGTAGCAACGGACGTGGACCACGTGCTCGGCGCGCGTGAACATCAAGAGTTAAGGCTGCACTGGTCGAACCTAAGACCGTTCTGCCATAGGCACCACTCGTCCCGGACCTCCCGCGAGCAATCTTGGAACAAGGGGTAGGGGGGTTTAATTTCTCTCCGCGCCCCTTATCCTAAC